CAACTGATTCAGTGTTTTCATCCGTTAAAGATGAAGATGTGTCAAAGATTGATAAAGTAATGTCTGAAGATGATGCGGATTTGGATTACTTTAAATCTCTTGCAAAACAAGATTAATTAATTTGTTCATTTCAGCCCGGCCTTGTGCCGGGTTTTTTTTATCTTTTAGTGACTGCCTAGTATAGAAACGCTAGTAACTAAGGCCTTAAACATTTCACTATCATAAGCTGACGCAACAGCTTGTGATAATGTGGAAGTTGTTGTGTTCCTTTGTGAATTATCAACAAATACATTACCTCCTTCTTTTTTACCTTTTTCGATAGCCTCCATGAATTCATTTTTTAGCGTATCCATTGCAGTCATCATTGTGCTTAGTGCGCCTCCCATTAATCCAGAAGCAGTTTGTACTAGAGTGGGTTCGGCATCAGGCTTCTTGCCATCTACTACGAAATCATAGTTTGGCTTAGCTCCCGCGCTTGCGACTAATGTAGCGGCAGGAGGTCGTTCCCCAGCTTTTTGTGCCCACTCCGCCAGCACTTGCGATACTGGTCTAACCAGATTACGTTCATTTGTTTTTCTTGCGGCACCCTGTAAGTTTAACACATCAGCTGCAATTGCATTGGGGTCTGCTCTTAGTAGATTTGCAAGTCCTGTAGGACCCACTGAATGTGCTGCCAATTCTGTAAAAGGAGTTATTGGAAGACCAAGATTTTTTAATGTATTTCTATTGCCTTCTCTGTAAATTTGATATAATCTTTCCTGCATTGCAGGGTCAAATAGAGAATTAAGTGGTATTTTTCCCTTTTCGGCCAAACTTTCAACATTCATAAATTGATATTTTCCAACTGCATGTCGATTTGTGTGCTTCAATTTCTTTTGCCAGGCAATAATTTCGGCAAGAGTATTTTGTGTTACTAGTTTACCGTCAATTGTTGCATTGCCTGATTTACCAAAAATCGTATCATATTTTCCACCCGATTCGTTAAAACCAATTAGAGCTGGAGTGGTATCATCATAAGCGGGTTGGCGCGCCTGATCGGCGAGAAGTGCAGCGTCGAGTCCGGGCGGCATAGCCGGTCTATCGGCAGGAACAGCGGCAGGAGTAGGAGATCGAGCAGCGGCCGGCGCATCGGCAGGAGTAGGATTTACCAGTTGGCGAAGATAATCATCATCATTTACGGGTTCAGGAGATTCTCCCGATGATTGTTCTTCCGGTTCGTTAGTAAATTCTTTCCATAATTGAAATAATTCATATGCCCCCCAAAAACCAAAGCCTAAATTGACACATGCCCAAAACCATCCCGCAATAGGAACTGTCGCTAAGAGAGAAGCTGTTGCTAATCGCGTGGCAACCTTCGCCCACAGACCTTTATTTCTTTTCGCAACAAACTCCATAAATCTTGTCCATTTATCTTTCTTTATAAATTTTCCATCATCACCCCGTACCCGAATGTCCGGCCGCGCGGCCGAGCCGCGCAACGTGCCGCGGCCCGTGGCTGCAACGATTCTTCGAACTTGATTAGCTCCCGCCGCCACGCTGGCCGCCGCGGCGGCAGTTTGAATAGCATCAACACTGGTAAAAGCACTCTCATCCTTTTCAGGGTTAGGTTCTGTAGGATTATCCAAATCTAAACCCGCCACATTGGCATCATCATCGTCATCCTTAATGTCAGCAGGATTAATTTTATATACCTCTAGAAATTTTTCAAGAGACCATCCAATCAACCCCAGCACCGCGCCGAGAATGGCCAATCTTCCTCCTTTAAGGGACATACCTCCTTTTCTTCCTCCTTTTCCACCACCCAGCAACGATCCGGCCAGAAGCCCACCTAATCCTGTAGCCAATTTGTAAACAAAAGAAGACATTAATAAAAGTGCAGCTTTAAGCCCAACAAAAGCAAGAATTACTCCACCCATAATCGTGAAGATGTTGTGTTTACCAAAAGGTGTATCAATTTGTGTTTCCCAAAGTAATTTAAATCCGTCTTTAATTGTGTTAAATATAGCTTGAACCGCGTTTTGAAATGATTCTCTTACTTTTGGATCTTGTAATAGTTTTGATATTTCTTGAAAAGTTGTTGTTATACCATTAAAAAATCCAATTAACATCTTTTTAAAAAAATCTTTAATAGATTGTTTTGTTTCTTCGTCTAAGGTGTTGAACAAGGTACCAAGAATACCAGCTGCAAGTATAGCTTTAAGTATAGTTCCAAGAAATCCACTTAAAAATCCACCTTTACCTCCAATACCATCAACATCTTTAAGGGAAGTGGGACTTAAATTTTTAGCAGCCTTTTTACGTTGTTCTTCATACTGTGCCTCTCTTGCGGAAGCATCTTTAAAATATGAAGAAGCTTTCATAGATGGAGTTCCACCCATCAATTTCACCATTTTCTGCATATTCAAACGCATTATATTCATGTCTTTTGCCATAACGGGAAGAACAACCGTATTTTTTGCAGTTATTTGCGTATCAATTCCAATACGAACAATTTTCGCTTCAATTCCTTTCAATGGTAAAGAATGTTTACCAAACATTTCTTTGTAAATGTTAGCTAATTTAGAATTTGTGGCTTTAGCCATAATTGTTATCTTTTTTGCATTGCACGTTGTTGTTCAATCTTCCGTTTTTCTTCTTCCAAATGTTGCGTTAACAATGTAATGTAAATTTCTCTTTCCCAAGGCATCATATTTTCAAGTTCTGTAAGACTATACTTATGGTGTTGCATCAAAGCAAAATTAGTCTTAAAGTAATTGCCCAAGTTGTCATAATATAAATTTATGCGAAAAAACTTTGAACACCCTCCAGTGTGATATTTTCTTCGTAACCACACTTTGCACATTTGTAATTGACTTCTTTTTTTAATTTGGGCATAGTTTCAAAAAACACCTTAATATTTTCCAAATCTTTTTGTTGAAGATTGTCAATAAATTCTATAATTTCTTCTTTTGTATTGTCTTTCATATGATAAACTGTATTTTCATCATAAACTTGATCGATTGAATCATAAATCAAATCCATAATAACATCATTTTCTGTTTTACCAACTGTTTTCTGCATCGTTTCAAATGTTGGATATTTCATAATAATGCCAATTTTATCATTTAATTTTAATTTGCGTGTGTGCTCTTTTTTTAATGTTGGTTGAATTTCCAAAACATTGAAAGAAATGTCATTTATGTGCCCACACGTTTTTTCTTTATTATCTTCCAATTTCACAATGTTGTTGCATTTATATTTTAAATTGACGACTTCTGAAACAGACCGTGCTCTCAAGTTCAGGAACAAGTATTCCAAATCAAATACTGGTAATGAATCAATATCAATATCATTCAAAACACAGTTCTTTAAAACTTGACGAATGATCTTTATTGTTGATTCAACATCATCAGTTTCAGTGTTCATTAAAAACAATTTTTGCTCTTTTACCAAAAATGGCCTAAATTGAACAGTTTCTCCTGTTGAAATCAACTTCACTTCATAGATTGGTACTTCTATTTTAGGTAACATAATATCCTCACTTTTTTAAAAAATTATAATGCTTTACCAAGAGGCAAGATTCTACTAACCGCAGTTCCAAATAGGGCAGTTACAGCTTTGGCGAGGTCGTAAGAGCCATCATAGATTGTTTTATATTTTTGATAAGCAAATTGAATTGTCAATCTGTGAAAACCATCCTCAGACCAATTAAGTGGTTGTGGTGCAACTCCAATTGGAAAAGCATCAAGTAATTCAACTGCATATATTTGTTTGATAAGATCATCATATTGAATGATTTTAATGTTTGTCATATATCTTGTTTGATTTGCATCGTCTTTTGAATAACGCAAATTGTTTGTGTCTGTTGGCATGATTGCTTCCATCCATCTATCAAATAATTTTCTTTCAAAAAATTGATTTGTGCAAAGGAAAGTAAAAGATACATCATTATATTGAACTTGATATGGGACTTTAAAAATAGGACCATAAACCTTCATTTCTGCTGTCTGTAATGTTTTTCCAGGCAATTCGGCTGTTTCACATTGTAATGCTAAATATCTTGAGACCGAAGGATTTGCTGTGCTTGATTGAGGTTCTTCATTGCCCCCTTTTCCAAAAGCTTTACCAATTGCAGTTGAAACATCACTAAAAATTGAGTTTGGAAAATTTAATATTTTTTCAATTATGGAACTTTTAACAAAACTATCAATGTATGGTGGAATAGGTAAAATGACTTCATACCGAGAAGGTTTTGCTAAACCATCTTTACCTCTAATATTAGAGAGAAACAAGTTTGGTGAAAATGACATTAAAATTTTTTCCGTGAATCTAAAAATACTCTAGTTGTAGTTGAACCAATAAAAGCTTCTGCTGGTAATAATGCTGCAATATCCCATTCGTTTGCTGTAATTTCTAAAAACCTTGACTCAATGTGATTAAACAGATATCTTTTAATGCATGGTGTTGCTTCAAATATTTTTGATGCTGCAGATAGATATTTATAACTGATTTGCAATTTCGTTTTTTCATCAAATTTGTCATTTGATGCTACATTACTCAACTTATCTAAAAGTGTGATTCTATACTTTGGATGAATATAGTGCAAGTTCAATCCCAAGAAACCATCAGGATAGCGTTCTATTGGAATTACCAATGGAAATTTATCATAATATGGTAGCGTATCTTTATTCTTTGGATCATAAAAATAGAAATACATACGACCAATAAACGATCTTTCACGAAGCCGCTGTCTATCCCGCATCATTGAGGTAGAAGAAGGACGCAAATCTTTTACTTTTTGTCTCAGCCATGCTCGAGCGGCGTTTGTCCGTGGCGTAAGACCTTCCTTTGCCAAAGATGATTGAATTTTATCGAGTAGTGTAGCCATTTGATTATTTATCTTAAAGTCCCAATTCCTTTTCGGTAAGTAGTTGAAAATGCCATCCATGCTCTTTGCAGAACAAATCAGCAGCTTTCCACTTTGCCTGATTAATGGCATAAGTTGCAATCTCTACCAGGTGTCTCTTAGTCTTGCGTTTTTGCGATGGCATTACCGTCTGTTTGTATGGTTTTATCTCCAGTATTGAGGTTTGCTCTGAACCGTCTTTTTTCTTGGTCCTGACAATGAAATCTGGAAAGTATCTGTGGACTCTGTTATCAACTGGTGAGACATATCGTATTGGGAATTCTTCGGATGCCCACCATATGATTGCTGGATTGTCGTCCAGCCACTTCATTACTCTTAATTCCCAATTGGAACGATAGATAATGTTGGTTGCATTACCTTTGTATTTACTTGGGTTTTTTGGTTGAAACCATCCTTTAT